CTATGGACTCCTCAGTAAAGGCGCTTACCCAATCTGGATCCTCTTTTATTTCCTCTTCAGTCATTTTTTCTTCATAATTTGTATCATACTTATAATTTTCTTTTAATAATTTCATTTTTTTATCTCCTTTTAATCCATCCAACCTTCATAATACTCTACTTCAATTCGGCAGGCCTTCAAATACTCCATAGCAGGCCCGACGCACTCATAGGCTGATACATTGCCTTGGCACGGGGGGCTGTGGATGACCGTTTTATCAACCCATGTCCGCTTTCTCGGCCCTCGGTATCTAATTGTTATGCCTGTACCAACGCAGCAGGTTCCCTTTTCTTTTCGTCCAAGCCTTACCCATTCTCGATACCACGCTTCATTTGCGTAATTAAAGAAGGGCGCAAACTCTTCAAGATCTTTCTTTTCGTAAACGGTTACTAGATCGTTCTCGTCGCTGTTGTAATACCTTTTCATTTTTTTCATTTTAAACCCCCTTGTTGCTCAGCCGTACGCCCTAAGCGTATGTCTGCCGTTTTTGTCAGCATTAAACGTTGCTAACTTCCGTACACTACCCATCTGATCTGTTATCTTTAGACCTGATGTCCCTTTAATCTTTCGAGCTAGAAAGTCCTCACCTTCTTTTTGCTTAGACTTTAGCTTTTTTATATCATCCTTGAGCTCTCTAATCTCGGACGCGATAGCTACTGACTCAACATCTGCCTCTGACATTTTATCAGTCTTTCGCTTAGGATCGAGATTATTTAATTTTGCTATTTCCTCCGTCGTCATTCCTTCTGGCGGTACACCTCTTTGCACGAGATCCCAAAATATAATCTCTTTGCAACGCATCCTAGCTATAAATCCGTGATCTCTCTTAAATTTATAAATGAATACGTTTCTTGCTAAGTCAGCTAACACATGAGCCTCGTTTAACCCTGTGCACATCAAGTAATGCATGATTTGGTAATAGTATGCTATGGGTATTGATTCTTTCTCATCAAATCCGTCCCCTACCGGCTCGATCCAGTCATCAAAGTTAGGCCTTGATAGTATTTTAATCTCTACTATGTGAGATCCGATAACTATTCCGTCCACGTGTGCTATCAAGAACTCATATTCAGGATGCTTGATCAGCCCTGGATTCTCTGACAACTTAAAGCCTGTTAGGTCTTCATAAAGATCTAACGCGCCCTGCTCGTAATACCGTCCACGCTTCATGGATATATTGTCTGGTATTGGTTCTGCTTTCCCTGTCTTTTCTTTAAATAAGTCAACAGGGTCTCTCCACTTGTTGGAGCGACACACCACACTTGCATCGCTACCACCTATACCGCGTTTTCTTTCCTCTAAAAACTCCTCATAAGAATCTCTTAAGGTTTCCTTAATAATTGAACTCATAATTAGATGCCCCTTTTGTTCTTTTCAAAACCTGAGACAAAAACATTTGACTGGCTTACTCTTTGATAAGGCTTGATAAAGTCGCACATAAAGTTTTTAGATGTATGGTTAGGCTTGCTATACATAATGAAATTAGATATAGTTTCACTGTTGGCTGGTTTTATTATTTTATTCATTAAAATACTCCTTTGATTAGTTAACACAACTACTACTACAAATGCACGGGGAAGTCAGGGCTTGAGCACCCGTTTAAACCTTCCCCTTTTTTTATTTCGAGAAAACCCACTGGTTTAATTCCTCTGTCAGTTCTTTTTCCAACTTACCCCTCTTTAGTTCGTCCTTTAGCATACTAATCTCATCATTTATAAAACGCGCATAGTCTTCCTGATCAAACATATTAAATTTAGTCATACTCCCCCCTCCTCTATCCTTTGTTCGTTTCAATCAAAATATCAATGTAGTAGTCAAAACTAAAATCAATTTCTCTTAGCATTATTATCTTTTCAAAAGACAACTTACCATCGATAAGATCCATTGTGTTTTGCATGGAGAAATCAAATAGATCTGATTCCATTTTTTTATCTTTCATTCTACCCTCTCCTTTGTTAATTGTTTAAATCAAAAAGTTCATTGTGCGATTTGACCATACAAGCTGATTTTTCAAACTCTTCTCCAAGTCGCTCATTGGATGCTTCATAAACCCAGTCACGCAATCTCTCGATGAGTGCTAAGAAAGATTCTTTAACTTTAACATCACAATTTGAATTTATGTCATAATTGGAGCTCATTGAATAATAAGATGAAGCCATGATTTGCAAAGTCAATTCTCGTATATCTTCTAGACTACGCGCACTTCTCTTCGACCATGGGAGTGAGGAGAACTCACAAAATACCTCTCCTGTGAGCTCTCTATCATCTGCTAAATAATCATATATTAGTGATGCGTTTAGTTTTTTTGTTTTAGGAAGTTCATTGTTATGGTCAAGATGATCTGATACCACCTCATATGGTGTTTTCATTATAATACTCCTTTAAGTTTGTTTTTAAAAATAGCGCCTACTACAACGCTATAATTAAACTTTACTCCAATCTTCTGGAGGTGTCAATACCTTTTAATAAAAAGGTTCAAATGTTTTACCTACACCCTATGCCAAAGAAGACAACCGACAAAACGCTTGATAGGCTCATCGATAAATGACTCACTGCGTGGGTTCCAAAATACAAAGCCAGCCCACTCATTCCTATGGCAGCAAGGATGATGAATGGGTTAGACTCTGTACGCTTGGGCTCACTCTGTGGCTTTAAAGGTACCATGCATACATTATTATATGATACTGGCTGGTTGTAAGTGGTTTCTACGATCGGATTGTAGCCTGGATCGTAATCGCAATTTGTCTCTCCCGCGGCTAAAAAAGTCTCTCGCAACATAAATGACTCCTATTTTTTTGATTTAAGTTTTTTTCTAATTAATCTGGCCACGTCAGCTGGATATACATTAGGGTGTAATCTTTCAGCCATAAACCAGGTAGGAAAAAGCTCAGTTAGTCTCAAACAATGATGCGGTTGGAGCAATCCCTTAGACTTTGGCCCATAATAATAATGTAAATGATGCTTAGTAATTCCTAATTGTTCGCATAATGCCTCTTTGCTATTGCCATATATCTTGATTGCCTTCTCAAGACTGCTTTTTTGATAATCTCTCTGGTTGTCCATATGTATATCCCCTCGACGTTAAACATAATTGTTCAAACATTTTACCTCTATTGACCTTGAATGTAAACCCTGATAGTCTAGTTTTAGCTCACATTTGTATAAGTAGAATTATGGTTACCAGAATATCTAAAAAAGATACTACTTTTCGCGGTCTGCACCTTCAGGATGCGGGCCTATTTGGCGTAACCGAAGCCTTTATTATTCAGCAAATTATTCACTGGTGTAAGCTCACCAAACGTAAGCCAGAAGAAGGGATATATAAGACCTCTGATGAGTGGGAGCATGAACTAGTATTTCTGGCCAAAAGAACATCTATCCGGTTGGCGATAAAAAATCTTAAAGAGCAAGGTATTATTTGCTTAAAACAAGGCCCCGGTCGCCATAATCATCAGCTCTGGTATTCGCTAAATATGGATCTTTTAGAGAAATTGAGATCTAATTTTAAGATGCCAGTTCTTAAAAAGAAGGAAGAAATAGAAATGAAACCTTGTACTTTTAATGCATCAATCAAAGGGACAAATTTACTAAGAATGAGCAATGATGTGATTCAGAATCTGAACTACATAGAGGGCGATGAAACACTAGAGGATTTGCATCTTGTAGTTCAGAATACGGCTTTTGTCGGTCAGAATCCGAACTACATAGCCGATTTATACCTTTATATAATAACAAAGACATTACAAATATCTTATTTACAAAATAAAAATTCTTGTGAGTTAGATTTCGACCAAATGTTTGCGTTTTACAACAAAGTAACTCAAGGATTTAGAAGAACAGGAAAGAAGGCAGCTCGTGACCAATGGTCTAGCTGGCCCCAATGGCAAAGAGACGTGTTCTTTGGTCGAATGGCAGATAATCTGCTAGAGCAATATTTAATAAATGATTATTTATACTGGGGAGAAAGGGACATAAATAATATGTTTATCGGCGGTCTCGGTAAAACTTCAAGAACTCCAAACAGTTTTGTAAACAAATGGCTCGAACGGGAGCCGCCAAACGATGAGGAATACTATGATGGACTTAGAAAAGCCAAAATCAAAAATATTGGAAAGAATAAACAGTCAAAACAATCTTCCACTAATCAAGCCCAACGAACCAAGCAACGTTACCTCGCTCTCGTGCAAGCCAACGGTGGACGGGATCCAATCGTTGACGGCCTTACCACAAAACAGGGGTGAAAGATCACTCTTTGCCCCTATCGAGCAGATCAAAGATCCTGATGATGTTTCTGATGATGTCACAGAAATTATGCATGAGTTATCCATGCGTTATTTGCATAAGTACACCGCTAGAGTCAAAGAAGAGATGGATTTTGCAACTGAGCGCGCAGCTTGGAGTAGACTGTGCATGTCTATGGCGACAAAAGAGCTTAGATGCGCTTTTAACTCCTGGTTTTCTTCGTCTAACTCTGAAAAAAACGCATGGCCTCCTGTCCCATCTGATATTATGGCTTTGGCAAAGGCTTCATCTGCTTATCAGACTAGAAAGACCAACAAGTCCTCTAGTCAGCCTGTTCTTCTGACGCCAGATAAAATTGATGATATGATTAAAAAATTTCCTGAACAATACAAACATGGCAATCGCCGAGGCACAATTGAAAAGATTTAGTATATATCTGTTATAATTCACTCTTTATGCGATCAAAAACTTTACATTTCTTAAAATAATGTTAAAATCATCTATGCGTGGAACTTTATTGTACAATGCACCATCTGAGAAAGACATTCATTTGTCTATCTGTCAGATGCTGAGAGTTCATCCAAAGTTTAAGAATCTTCTTTGGTGGCATTGTCCAAATGGAGCTAGTTTTGGAAAAGATCGTAAGAGGGCAGCTATTCAGGGGAATCTGCTAAAACGACAAGGAATGCTACCAGGTGTACCAGACCTCTTCTTCCCAAGCTTAAATTTGTTTGTGGAGATTAAGACAGCTACCGGTAAGTGCTCACCTTCTCAAGTCGAGGTGATGAAAAGATTGGAAGATTGTGGATATACGTGTTTAGTGGTTAGAGGAGTTGCGCCTCTGTTAGATATTTTAATTAATATATTATCTAAGGATGAGCAACTTGAAGCCAGAACTATTCCAAGAATTTGCTGATAAATTAACTGATCCTGATCAGAAGCGTCAATATTTGGCGGCCTCACGTTCTTTTACGGGTAGACCGACGAAGTATACTCCAGACTTAATCCCTCTCATGCTCTATTATTTCTCAATCGGGAGCACGGTGTGCACCGTTTGTTGTGAATTGGGGATAGGAAAATCAACTTATTACGATTGGTTGAACAACAAAGACACATCTTTTGATGATTTCCGGAGTGCTCATAAAAAGGGCAGAGCACTTAGTCGAAATTATCTAGAATCTATAGCTTTGAAATCAATCAACACTGGTAAAGCTGACCAAGCCAGATTTTTATTCTTGGAAAGCCGCCTAAGGCGTGAATTTTCTGCCCCAGAGCATTGCGCAAAGGTTGACTTTGCCGCATGCGAATCAAGCGAAGATCGAGTTAGGGAATTGTTTGGTGCAATCTCACGCGGTGAGCTAAGCGCTGCTGACGCCTCCACGCTTATGTCTACTCTAAAAACCTCAGAAGATTTACTTACACTGCCTGGCCTGCTCGCAGATCTAGATACGCTCAAATCAAAATTAAAACTAGGAGAATAAAAATTGGATAAGAAATCAATAATGGCTGCACGTAAGAAACCTGGCGGCTCTAATGTCGGTGAATACCACTCTGGCAACATCTTTGTAGGCCCTGCTGGCGGTGCGCCTAAAGGTAGCTACCCAATTACAAAGGGCGGATCAAAGAAAATAGATCCTAAGCGCGTCCGTGCAGCTCTGGCTCTTGCGCATAACGCACCTAATCCGCAAGGAATAAGATCTCGTATTAAATCTATTCTGGATAAAAAGAACGTCATGCAGGGCCTGGCTAATCGAATCATGAAAGGCGATAACAGGAGGAAGGCAAAATGATGTCTCTACGTAATAAAGTGATGATGAAGATGAAAAAAATGGATGAGGGGATGGGCAATGGTACTGATAAGCTCGATGGTGACGTGGTTCCAGGATTTCCTGACGTGGTTCCTTCAGAAGCCGAAGCGCCTTACTCCGCTCCAAGAACTGGTAAGAAAGTTACCTTCAACCGCGGAGGGTACTAACATGGCAACTACGAAAGCAGCCCCGATCAAGGACTATCTTGGGAACGTAATAGACAACAGCTATTTTCTAGATGCAAAAGATATTTACTGCGTAACTTGCAGCAATGGGGATACTTTTCAGATTCTGAATATCAAAAGACGCGCCGTTGCCATTACAACCACATGTGGTGACTTGATAATGTCTTATAGCGCTCAACCACTAGCGGCATCTCCAGCAGCTCCAGCGTTACCTGCTGGCCTACCTCTAAGCGATGAGGGAAGGATTTTAATTCCAGACAGAGAAGATCCACATTGGTTCTATATTCCTAAAGGCGTAGAAACATTATTTTTTTATGCAGGAAGACAGGGAACTTTTAACGCCATCTTTATGGACGTACCAGACCAGGTTGAAGACTCACCAGTATGAGCATCACCTCTTTGCGCCGAGCTGTTTTTCAACTGACAGCAAAAGCAGACGGTTGTAAGCAAAGAGCAGAATTAATTGTCTGCGCAGATGCGCGAGAACTAGAGGGAAGGTTAGAGGAATGTGGGGAGCAATTAAAGATTTTTGTAATTCAGTTAGATCGCTTTGCTCCTTCAAAGACTTTACGGCAGAAACCAAACAGAACAAAAGAACAGCATATGTCTGCTTTGTCCCTCGGGTAGCCGTGGGTAAGTTGTTCTGGATACACGCTTGCCTTAATGAAAGATTTAGCCACTGCTTTGTGTTTTGGGATACGCCCAAAGGAGTCATCTTTGCAGACAGTAGGGCTAACGTAGCTGACATAAGCTACATGAAAAAAGACCACACAGCCGAGAGTCTGTTAAAGATTCTTAGGCGGGGCAAATTGAAAACGGTGAAATGTGAGATTACCCCAAAAGGAAAATCACTTCACTATTTCCCTTTGCAGCTCAACCCACAAAACTGTGTGAGTCTAACTAAAGCGGTGCTTGGAATCGCTCCGAGAAGAGTGTTTACACCCTTCCAGTTATATCGACACCTGTGCAGTAGAGAAGATAGTGTATTAATTTAAAGGAGAATAAAAATGGGATCAAGTGACCCGGGGCCAGACTTTTATACGCAGCAAGAAGAAACTAAAGAATTGGAGATAGACAAAGAAGCAAAGCGCAAGAATAGGCAACTGCAACAAAACCAACTTGACCAGCTCAATCGCCAGCGCGGCGGAGGTGGTGGAGTAAGCCCAGCATCAGGCGGAAGTAATCAAACGCTTGGAGGCTAAGCCATGAAGACCAAAGCGGCGATGATCAACGAGCGTTACACAAACGCTATGAGCCACAAATACATGTGGGGCACAATACTCCAGCGTGCCTATGATTTTACGATGCCCAACCGGAATCAGTTCAATCACATCAAGTACACTCCGGGACAAAGCCGCACTGAATGGCAATACGATTCAACAGCCACTATAGGTCTGCGAAAGTTTGCATCCAACTTACAGCAGTTGATGATGCCAGCTGGACAGCACTGGCTTAAGCTCTCACCAGGGAAGGCCATAACATCTGGCAAAGCTAACGAGTCACCGCACCAGGCAGAACAAGACTGCCAAAAATGGGAAGACTTATACTTTGACATGCTAGACCGCTCTAATTTCCAGCAAGCTTTATATCAAAGTCTTATGGAAATGGGAATCAGTACAGGCGTGATGCTAATCACTGAGGGCACAATTGACAATCCATTCGTCTTTACAAGCGTACCACTAGACCAAGTGTGTTTAGAAGCTGGGGCGCATCAAAGCGTACAGAACGTTTACAGATATTTTAAGGTGCCATTAGAAGCGATTCAAGGCACATGGCCACGAGCTGAGCTTACACCAGAGCTTGAGAGGGCCATGCCAGAAGATCCACAGCGTAAAGTAGAAATCATAGAGGGCACAATCTACGAGCCAGACGCTGAAGGCGAAGACAAGTGGTGCTACTTTGTGATGCAGAAAGGATCAGACAAATTCCTGCTCCAAGAGTACATGTCATGGTCGCCATGGCTTGTGTTCCGCTGGAACTTAGACGCTGACGAAGTCTACGGCCGCGGCCCTGTCATTGACGTACTGCCATTTATCCAAGCCTTAAACAAGCTAGCTGAAAACGATTTACGTGCGGCGAGCTACAACGCTAACCCAATCTTCTTGGTAGCCAGTGGATCAGAAATAAATCCATATACGGCGCGCATAGACCCTGGCTGTATCATCCCCGTCATGCCCAATGGGATTTCCAACCCACCTGTACAGCAGCTTGTGATTCAGGGACAACCAAACTATGCCCAGCTGACAAGACAAGAATTAGTAGAAGGCGTCAACGGCGCATTGAATGTTAACCCAATCGTCCCGGCTGACCAGGGAAACAAGACAGCCACAGAGATTAGCGCTCGGCAGGAAGAATGGATGCGAAGCAACCAGGCTCAAGCAGGACGTTATGAGCAAGAAATCTCAGCACCGATGTTTAACATCACTTGGCATATCCTGGGCGCTCTTGGTCTTGTACCTAAGATCAAACCAGACGGTAAAATAATGGACGTGGATTACAACGCTCCAATCAAAGACCTACAGGGCCGAATTGAAGTTCAAAAAGCAATCGAGGCCAGCCAGATGATCAACCAGATTCTTGGCCCACAGTACGGAGAGTACGGCGTATTACTCAGTATGGACGTCACAGAAGTTGGATCAGTCGTCTGCGATAAGCTAGGCGTTAACGTGGACTTTGTCCGTGACGCACTTTCGAAGCAGAAGTTTCTACAAGGCGCAGCGCAAGCACAAGCTGCACAGCAGCAGCAGGGCGCGCCAGCTCAGCCGCCGATGCCACAGGGTCAAGCGGCACCGCAAACATTAAACGCACCACAACAATAACCGGGGGGAAATAAGATGGAAGAAATAAAAAGTCCAATTGATAATGAAATTGACAATGCAATCAAGATGAAGAAAGAGACCGACAGCGTCAAATCACGCATCGGATTCTGTGCTTACAAGGCACTTGAAGAAAACAAGCTAGGCAAGGAGCTCATGGATAACCTTAAGCTACGTTTGTTTGTCAAAGTCGGAATCCAAGAGGCCAACACGCTATCATACATCGAAGGTCAGAACGATATGATAAGAATGCTTTTAAGTATGATACACGAACATAAAAACCAATAGGGGGTATTTAATGTCAGAAGTAATGATGCAGTCCACGCCAGTAGCCGCAGAGCCAGCTCAAGAACAGGCACCCACCGAATCAGCGCCAGTTGAGAGCACAGAGCCACAGAAAACATTTACCATGCCAGAACAAGGAGATGCACAGAATGGTTCCTCACAGCCATCAGATGCACCAGAAACCGATGGTAAATGGTACTGGGCGGATGGCGTGGCCGGTGAGGGAAACAAACCGGATTGGTACAACGAGGGCACGTTCAAGTCAATTGCTGAGCAAGCCGAGGGATACACCAAGCTTCAGTCTCATCACAACAAGGCATTAGGCGGATTTACAGGCGCACCAGAGGGCGATTACGAGTATGCCTTACCTGATTCAATGACAGACGAAAGCTACTCTCTAAACTCCGACGATCCGGCTCTAAAGGATTTCTCAGAGTATGCACGCAAGGCAAACATAAATCAGGACGCCTTCACTCAGATACTGGACATGTATCACACAAATATTCACGCGATGAACGAGACTTACTCAGAAGAAATCGTTAATGGGGTTAATGAAGCACATGACACAGAGATGGCGGCCTTCGGTGAACACAACCAGCAGGCATTCTATGAGTCAGTCTCAAGAGCATCCAGCTTGCCTGGAATGACAGAAGATGGCATGAATGACATATTGGATGGGATCACCACAGCTCAGGGCCTAAAAGATTTTATGACCCTAGTCAGCTCGACCAAGGCCTCATCTGTACCCAAGTCACCCGGCGATCCTACTTACGAAACTAAGTCAGGTTTGCGTGAGCAATTGGCAAAAATGCAGAAGATGGGCGGACCAGGACGCGACCAGGCTGAAAAAGCATTGATTGCTAAATATACAGAAATGTATCCGGGTGACTTCAAGTTGAACCGATAACCGCCCTCCCCTCTCCGAAAAAGTGGTATTAAATTTGCTCGGGGGGCTGTTTAGTGGTATTTTTCGATAGGGTAGGGGAGTGGTTGGCTGTTTCACTATCAATTCCGTTTGAAG